GCGCGGGAAGGTTTCCACTGTACCACCAGAAACAGTCTCCGTCAGGTCAGTGAGTACACCAGAGACAGCCTGTTGCGTAGCTGTCCCGCCCCAATGCGATTCACCCCATACGAAGAACCCCCACTCTGGTGCTTCCGTACCTTGTTTGTACCAGTGCGGGTCACTCACTTGGAAGCTAAACTTCGCCTCCATCATGATGCCAGTATGTGCATTTTCGCTATGGTTTGTTGTCAGGTTATTCAGCCGCGCCGAACACCAACGCTCTTCTTCTGTCTCATCAGCAGGTTGCATATATAAGCGACCTTTTTTCTGCCGTGCCGAGGAGCGTAATGTGTCAAGCCATGACACCATAGCCGATGCCGGAGTCTGCTTAATCTTAAGTGCCCCCTGCACATTTCCAATCTCGCCGGGGGCAGGGTCTACCCCATATTCGTCATATCCACCATGCGCTCCCGGCAAACGAGTCGTTCTTGGTACTAGGTCAGCGAAGTTATCTCGCCAATCTTGCACATATTGGAGGTTATACTCAATGTTGGCGTTGTCGGTTGGTACAACAAATCGAGTTATACGATAAATCCCTGTCATCAGTTCCCCCGACCTTTCCAGCGTTCCATCAGCTCATCCATGACACCTCGTCCCGCTGCACGTCCCTCTTCATATGAGTTTGCGTTCACAACAATGTCACCATGGATTTGCATCCCACCGCCAGCCCCAGCCAGTACTTGGTCGAAATTCGGGATAAATGTACCGTTTGTGCTAGGGACAAATACCTCTGGTTGTGCTCCTGTACCAATTAGATATGGATTGCCAGCCAGACCAGGCCCACCGCTATCACGTAATTCATAATCACCCTGAATCGCGTTAGCCGTATTCGAGTAAGTGGCACGAGCAATAATATCGCCGAAAATGCCACCACCAAACTGACCTGCGGTTGCACTAAACGCAGCATCCTCTAATTCTTTCCGTGAAAACGCACCGGATGCAAGCTCGTCGTTAAGTGTTTCACGGGCTTGATTCTGTGCATGGTTGACTGTATCTGAAAATTGCCCCATTTGATAAATGACACCCGCAATCGCTGCACCCACAGCAAGAATAGGTCCAACTGCAGCCATCATTGATGCGCCCAAGCCTGTAGCTGCTGCACTTGCCCCACCTAATGCGCCTGTGACAGCAATGTATAAGGTTTTGGCAGCTAACATGATTTTGTTGAAAATCATCGTTGCGACACCCGTAGTCCTTACCGCAATTGCAAACCCAGTGAACCCAAGAATTAAGCCACCATTTTCAATCGTTAGCTCAACAATCCGATCTTTTAAAGCTATCACTACATCAATGAAGCCTTCAATCACCATGCGAGCATTCTGTGCCGCCAAATTCAGCACATACAAACCGAGGAACGCTAACTGTTGCGCTGTTGTTGTCGCATCACGGAATAACTGCACGATACCACCCGGATAACCCAACTCTGTCGCAACCAAAATTGCACCAATTGCCCCTGCCAGTAAAAATGCAGGTGATGTAACCAGTGCCAAAGCTGTACCAAATGCCTTGACAATCGTACCCACCGATGAAATCACTGTGCCTAAAATTATCAGCGCAGGTCCGAGCACAACCGCTGCCGCACCGAGCTTCACAAGTGTTTGTGCTAATTCAGGGTTCTCTTGCACCCACTTGGTAATATTGTTGACGACATCAATCAAATCTTTCGCCATCGGCTTCAGTGTTTCGTTCATGAATGGTGTTAAGGCTTCAATCTGTAGTGTCTGAATCGACCCCATCAGCGAGTTAACAGTGCCTTCCCATGTGTCCATGCGAGCCGCTGCTACTTCTGTGGCTGAAGTTTGCCCATCCATTGTGGCTTTCATCGCGTCGATACCATCACTCGCAAGCAATGCCTCAAACCCGACAAGACCATACGACCCTGCCAATTGTTTGATGATGCGGTTACGGTTCTCGTCTGCCATTCCATCAAGCCCGACACGAATATCGTTGAGGATACTATCCATGTTCCGCATATTACCCTGCGCGTCGAACATAGAAGTGCCGAGTTCTTTCCATACATCTTGCGTTTTATCAGTCTGCGAAGTCATAGCAACCAACATCGACCGTAATTGAGTCGCTGCTTCACTGCCTCGGATGCCCTGCTTCGCAAATATCGCAAACAGCCCTGCTGTATCCTCGACTGACAGCCCAAAGCTAGATGCAATACCACCAGCATCTTGAAGTGCAAATCCCAAATCTGCCATTGACGCAGGCGAAGAAGCTGCTGCTCTTGATAACGCCTCGACAATTCTCTCTGTTTCTTCTGCTTCCAATTTAAATGAAGACATGATGTTGGTGACGAGGTCAGCCGTCATGCCTAAATCTTCACCAGAAGCCGCCGCCGCATTCAATACATTTGGCAACGTAGACATGGCTTGGTCTACATCAAGACCAGCCGTCAAAAGTTGTAAGAACGCATCCGCCGCCTGTTGTGAACTAAAGACAGTATCAGCACCCATCTTCATGGCTTGTTGACGCACTTCGTCAAGCGCATCACCAGTCAATCCGGTACGTGCTGAAATCTGCGTCATCGCCGAATCAAAATCCGATGCTGCCTTCAACCCCGTCGCGCCGAATATCGCCAGCGGTGCCGTGATTGCAGTCATCTGACCACCAGCACTCGTAATGCTCGACCCTAAATTTTGCAGGGACGACCCAATACGCTGAACGCTGTTCTCTACTTCGCGTTGAGCATCGCGCATCGCCTCAGCCACATTGCTCGAAATAATGACCTTGCCGTGCGCGTTACCTAGATTGAACCCTTGCGGTTGTGACCCAAACATTAGCTCATGCGTTCTGATAGTGTTCAAAAAAATTAGATGTCAATGACATCTGCGTCGGATGCCTCCAACAATGCTGTGATGGAGACCGCTTTACTTTGCTTGTTGAGAATACTTTCTATCGTATGTCTCGGTTTACCCTTCTTATCCCGCTGAGCCAGCTTGCCATCGACCCAGCTCCCGTAGTAGTTGACGCACTCATCGAACTGATACGCGAGCCACTGGTTACGGATGTATAGCAACTCACTCGGTGTCTTGTGGAACGTTTTTGCCCGGCTGTACAACATCCACACCTGTGTATTGTTGCTCAAGAAACTTCTTGCTTGCGTCGATGGCTGCCTTACCTCCCATCGAATAGGTAATCAATGCGATTTTGTCTGCATATGACACCATTTCGCACAAAATCCCCTCACCTCGTTCAACCTGTTCTCTTGTATCAACAATGGCAGGTTTGACGAATGAGCTACGGGTCAGACGGTTGAGCAATTGGTTTAGGCGTGGCAATTCATCAACATCAACGACCATTTCGCCATTTTCATTGACATTTACACCATCCATATGCCCTTGTACCACAGGCAGAAGCATGTTCGGTACTCGTCCATCAGCGGTAAGGATATTCAACACATCGACCTGACGAAGCCCGACAACCTTGCCCGACGGCAACTGAACAGTCTCATAATCTTCAACCCATGCTGAAATGGGCGTGATTTCAAGTGGTTTCTGATTATCAGCCATTAGTCAAACATCCCGCTAAAGAAGGTATCAAACCCACTTGCATCGGATGGAATCGCCGACGCGGTTTCGTATTTCTTGTACCGCGAGACCTTGCGAATTGTTGTTGATGGCGAGAACATATTAATGCTTACCTCTGCAACCCGGAATGTGTTCTGTTCGACATTGAACCCAGGCACGGTTTCTAGCATACACTTTGGAAATCCTGCGATTACATTTGCCCCTGATGGTGAGGCAAACGCTGCGATAATACCAAAGTATGGCAACCCTGAACCGCCGACTTGAATATCAACTGTTTTGACTCGGTCTGGTGTGGTATCGCTCTCTGACGAACTATTGGATGTCATAATGGCGAAGCTTGCCAAGTCCATCGACGCTTGCATCAGCGTTCCGGTCGCTTTAATTGGAATCGCCAACGACTCGACGATTAACCCGTAGGATTTAATCTCGTCGGTGTCTGACTCAAATTCCCAGCTTAGTTGTTGACCGTAGTCAATCAACGCAGGTGTACCATAAGTATTGTCGCTCTGTAATGCGGCGACATACATACTTGTGATATTCTGAATTACATCACCATATTCAGGCATGGTGGTCTCCTTTAACTTCTAATCTGCGTGTTCATAAAACGGATAAATTTAAATGGAATATTGCCATATTCTTCGGCTGACATCTCCCCGCTGACATGCCCCATGATGAGGAAGACAAGGCTTCTATCGTCTGCATCAATGTATTTGTCATGCAATAAGACTTTCATCCGCGAGATAGCCGATTCAATCGTCACATAGCCGATATTGTCATACACATAAATCTCGATGCTCTGCAACTCCCCACCGATAAGATACGGTCCTTTTGGGTCAACCGACTTAAACCGTACAATCGCAAATGGATCGACCTGCACCCCATTGGCTTTGCGTGGAATCTCATCAGACCCACCACCATCGGAGCTAAAATCCTTGGCATTGTGAATACCACCTGTCAACAACGCAGATAACGTCGTATCTCCAGACAGCAAAGTAACAAGAGCCTCATTGAGATTTGCCATTAGCCAAATATCCCTTGCAACATTTTCCCAACAGCATCAAGATGGGCTTGGATGGTATCCCACACAATTCCCAGTTCACCGCCCTTCATGGTCTCCAAAGCCACTCCATATTCCATCCCGTGAGACAAGAAAAGCATTACAGTGTCAGATGCAAGATTTTTTGCATCTGGATATTCTACCCCACCGGGCACACTGGGCTTTGAAGGAGCTTCGCCATCAAGATATGCTGCAAGTGTCTGCCTAGCATTTGATGAACGGTCATTCCACCTTGCATTCTCTTTTGCATATCGCTCAAAGACGGCTTGAAAATACCGAGCCACTTGTTCAATAGCAAACTCCACCTTATTGGCGTATTCCTGCATCCGCTTGAACATGCTATCTGTACCTGACCATTGCACACTTGTCACGATAGCACCTCACATGTCGCCTGTACTTCACCGGGGACAAGAATCACTTGCACAACACGATAAATCTGCCCATTCACGGCAAATCTATCACCTCGCTGGATGTTCGTATCAGTTACTGTCGGATGGTTCTTCACACCAAACACAATTGCATCTCGACGTGCGGACATACCACCGCCACCACCATCACCTTTGCGCTCAGAGTCCATCGAATTATCAAACTCAATCCGAACTGTCTGTGCAGCCAGCTCAGTCTCATCTTTTTGGATGATAGTAATGCTTGTCGGGTTACGATTAATCCGATTCCACGCATCCACTGCGCGACTTGTCACACTAATCGGTTCATTACCCTGTGTTAGCCATGTGTCGAAGTTAGCCATTACCAACCCCAATCATTTGGCAAGCTTTTGCGACGATACGAATCACCCGGTTTCCGCTTATTGTGTGGTGGACGTTGTTTCATGCCAACAATCCTTGCCGATACCTGACTCTGGCTCGATAAACCACGATAATATGTTGCCATCTTGCCCAGATTGCTAAAAATCTGAGACCGTTTTTCGCTGGATTCATTCTGCGTATAATCAGCAAACTTGACCGCATTTGCCATCAATTCTTCATAACAAATCGCAATCGCTTCGTTCAGGTCACTGCCTGCTTCGGTATAGATGGCATTCAATTCTTCTTCTGTCCAAACCGTACCAGCAGAATCCCCGACCTTACGTCGAAGGCTAGCTAGTTGTGTTTCAGTTAACGTTGCCATCAGCCATACTCCTCGATTAATGCCTTGATTTGCTGTGCAGAGTGTTGCCATGTTTGATTTTTCATCAGCCATAGGCGCGCATTTAACCCAAGTAGATGAGCCTCGCCCTGATTCTCATAGCACCAGCGCATACGCTTGGCGATTTCTGCCACATTTGGCACTGCCCAGCACCCATCTTTTGTTCTGAGATGCGACGGTCGAAGCGTATACTCCCGCAACGGAATCGCCCAATTGTCGATGCCCACGGACAACCCTGACCAGTCAGTCGCAATCACAGGCAAGCCCATCATCGCAGCTTCTCGCGGAGGCATACCCCACCCTTCCCCATAAGACGGAAAGACAAAACAATCCCCTGCGCGATACACGTCTGCCATGTTGTCAACATCTGCTTTCCAGACTTTTATCCGGTCATCAGCAAATGTCGCATACTGTACTGCCGACCCGCTGTCCTCACGAATCTTGATAAGCAATCGCACATCGTCATCCGTATCGCCAAATGCCTCAAAGAACGCCATCCAGACCTGCTCGACCCCTTTACGCACACCTCTGTCACCAAGACAGATGAATGTATAAGGTCGCTCTGGACGCTTCTCAACCAGCGGGAACTCATCAGGGTCAGTGCCACCATGCACCACATGAATCGGCACACAGACACCGGCTTTTGCAAATGTCTCAGCGTTATGCTCACACAACACAATTAGCCGTTCACACTCACCGTTGATGATGTCCGCCCATCCTTGCGGAATAGACGTATCCTCATACATCGTGAATGCCCACTGCCGTTTGACACCCGCCGGGTATAGTTGCGGTTGCGTCAAGGTGACTGTCAATACATCGTTGTCGAATGGCTCTATTTCTACCTGCCATTCCTCGTCATAAGTAGCCTGTAACTGAGTCGGCACGACATCCACACCAAGCGCAGATAACTCACGCACAAAGTACGCATTCATCCGCCCGTATCCGGTGTACCTATCGAACTTGCCAACCCAGTTAAGCTTCATCGCCTGCTACCTAGCTGATAGTCGGATTTTCGTAACTCGAACCGCCCGATTCAATCTGATAGACAACACCATTTAGACGGTTGTTTACATTGATCCCATGTTCTGCATCGAACTTGAGATAATCCAGACGCGGGGTAAGACTACGATCAACTTGTGGCATAACCAGCATACCGAAACCACCATCATTTGGTCCGACATTTGGGTTATATCGGATAGCCAGTGGATTTCGACTGTCATTGATTCCAAAGCTCTTACCCATCCAAAAATAGTTTGCCGGAATACGCTCGTGATAACGGATTTCCACCATACCGTATTTGGTATTCAAGAAGCCGATAGCTTCACCCGGCACACCTTCAGTGCGTCCAAATACACGCAAAATGTCAGAGTTGCCTGCGTTGACCTGTACACGCTCTGGAATCACATCAATAAATCCAGTCATTCCTGCATATGTATCAAGGTCAGTTTCACTCACCATCATCACTTTATCGCCTGTCAGTCCGTGATGTGCCAAGTCTTTGGCAGCATTTTTTGTTGCAGTCAGGGCATTCGAGGAACTGATTGCGCTGTTTGTCCGCTTGTAGTGCGTATGTGAACTAGTGAAGCTATTGCCACGCCATGCAGGTGGGATAAAGTCCAGATTTGTCCCGGTGCCAATTGCCCAACCGGGTGAATATCCTTGCCCAACTCGATTTTCAGTGCTACTAAACATGCGGGTGATAACATCATAATCAACACGATCACGCCAACTATCCCGGATTTCATGAAGGTCAAACCGGATTTGCTCCATGCTTGCTTCACGTAGGTAGGATGCTGACCATGCGGTTGCATCGTTATAAGGTGTGATGGTCAACATATGACCAATGGTGTCTGACCGAATTGGATCTGGACTGTTAAATTCAGATCGGACAGGTGTCATGCGTCGTGATCCGCTAGCTTGACGGTAACGCGCATACAAGCTGTTGGTGAACATAGACAGACCACCATATTGTTGTTCGAGTTCCTGATTAACTTCACCGATAGTGGTTGCCGCTAGAGCAATCACTTCTTGAGGAGTCATACCTTCGCGCATCTCAAAGTTGAGAATCGTCGCTGCATCCACACCTGTCGGCAAAGCAATGTCCATAAGTGCTGTTGGTCCTAAGACTGCCATAATTGTTTCTCCTTATCGTGTTGCCTAATTAGCTACTGCTAGCTTCGGCAATATCTGGATTGACGAAGAAGACTTCGCTTTCCAGCGCACGTCCACAGCGTCGGGTGACTGTTCCAGCAGCATCTGCCATCAGACCATCTACCGTGCTGGTGGTGTCTGCCAGATAGTAGTCAGTTGTTGGGTCGAGTGCTGCACCCGGCATTGCCACAGGGCCAAATAAAACAGCTGTCACAGTTTCACCACTTGCGACGATACCTGTTGATGTTTGCTTGCTACCCGCGACAATCAGTACAACAGTGCCTTCACTGGTTGCTGCTTCCTCAGCATCGGTTTCGTTCAGTTGACCGCTAGCATCAACATACGCCCAGCGTCCACACTGACTTGCTTCCGCCATCACAAATTGGCGGGTGATTGATCCCAACAGCGGTCGTACTTTGGTTGGATCTATCGTTATAGTTGCCATAAGTTACTCTCCTGATTCGGCTTGTCGTTATTTGATGCCGAACTTAGCTTTAAGGTTTTTACGCCCATCTTCGGTCTTGACCTGAGACTTGAAGTCATTAGCAGATTGTTGACCACCCACAAATGCACTCGGTCCCGCCATCGCATCGCGGACTGCCTCAGCAACAACTTGGAAGCCATTGTCCCAAACAGCTTGTGCAACTTCCTGCACGCGATTCACATTACGGTCATCGTTCATCTGTGCGACAATTTGTGCTTGGAAGTTCTGACGAAGCGTATTCAAGCGGTTGGTATTGGTTTCACCAGCAACTTGCCAGTTGGTTAATTCAGTCACCTGGTCGGATACGGCACTCTCAAAGCGTTCTTGCTCCATCTCTTGGACATTGCGGTGATATTCTTCGATGCGTGTCACGATATTGACACCATCCCCCAGAATCTCGGTTAGGCGTGTGACAGTTTCATTCATTTCACGGACAACAGCCACGATGTCGGCATCATCCGGCAAGAATGCACTGATCTCCGTCACGACATGTGCATGTTGACGCATCTCAGCCAGTTGTGTTTCTTGTGTAGTTACTTGCTGTTCCAGCTCCTGTACCCGCTGAGCATTTTCTGTTGCTTGCTCACGTTCAAGCGCACGTCGTTCAATCTCTTGAATCAACTGCTGTGGAACATCATTCAATGTGATTGGTTCAGGCATATCGCCCTCCTCATCATCTTGTCGGTTTTCAAATTCACTGGTCACGTCAAAGCTACCTGCGAGTTCCAATGACGCTCTGGTTGGTGGTGCAAAGTCCAACGTCTCAAGCACAAAATCACGTAACCTACGAGTCCCGCCATCCAGCTCTTCGACGATTGCCTTCCCGAAGAACGACACACCGAGTTTCCCGCCTGTTGCTTTTAAACGGCGGATATACTCGCGTACTTTCCCCGGTGGGATATAAGCCTTGCCCCACAAGATTTCTCCAACACGCATCACACCAACCCAAAAGCCTGCGAGCGGGGTCGATGATGTATCGCTATGAGGAAAGGCACTATCCAGTTCACCCATCGGCAAGTGCCCCATCAGTCCCTGAATCCCACCTTCGCGGAGTGCTGATTCAATCTCACTGACTAGATACTCGTCATAGATAACACCATTTTTTGATACTCGACCAACTTCGCTAATCTGCAATGTCACGAACAACGGGTCATTGTCGCCAGCCGTCAATGTGTCAACATCGACCCTTGCTAACGTCTGGACAGCTGGGCATGGTGCGCCACCCCCAAACTGTGTCACCAGCATATATTCCTGTACTTGCTCTAGTATCGCTCCGAGAACCATATCTATCCCTCATAGAAAACAAAAACGTTGCCAAACCCCTCCGGTGGAGTTCGCAACGCGCGCGTGTTGAAAAGTGATATACTTTTGCTTTCATTAATATAGCACAAATGTTCGATTTGTGCAAGCCTCAACGTTTGTGCTTTGTTCTATAGATGGTACAAATGAATAAATGCTAGTGCTGAAGAGCTTGAACTTGTTGTTGATAAGACTTTTTAGTTCAAAGATGGTGATGGAAACTCAATCTCTAAAGTTGAGAGATTGAGCCATATGTACGATTTAGTTAGATTGATGATGGAAAAGTATAGTACACATCGTAGACACTAGGTGTACAGTCCCAACTTTTGCTATGTTCTTGCATATAATCGTATGTCTGTTTCTTGACAACACCAGACATCTTATACAAATATACGACTACAAATTACTTCAGTCAGTTCACCTGCTGTTCTTCTAAATGCGTTTTAATTTCGGCATTCACTCCTTCAAATCCTGTTGGAGCCTTCCTGGTCATTTAATCGGTAGGTGTTTGAATATAGGCAAAAGCAAGCCATTATATATCTCACGATTAATCTTTAATTCTTTATGTCGGTTTTTCGTTTCAATTTTCACTATATGCCTTGGATGTGATCTACTAAAGTGAGGCAAATAGAATACAAATATTGAGGTCATCATGATACTAAATTTAACAACTTAGGTTGGGTATATTGGTGACCAAGAAAAATAGGAGTTAAAGAAGATGAGATACACTCGAAATAGTTATACAGCAACAATTGATCATACGACCTTTCCTCGTGAACATCATGAACAAGCTGTGATAGATTGGAACAAGCGGTTTCCAGTAGGTACATTAGTTTGCCTTTGGTGTGATAACGGCAAAGCATTCGTGACCCGAACACAGACACAAGCAAAGATTGATCCAAACGGTGCGAGGATTTGGGTTGAAGGTGTAAATGGATCATGCAGTCTTGGGCTATAA